GGCAATCGTGTCGCGTAGCGTTGCGCAGTACGATCAACAGCGCAAATCTTTGTCGGTCTCTAGTTACCGTGTGCGTGTCTTTGATGGCGTACTTAATTCGGGCGGTCAACCTGACCCAACCCGGACTATGTACGACCTCACAGTCCGCGCGTCGCTGAACTCCAACGGCGCCGCCGTTGTTGCCAGCGCTCACGGTGATTTCCTCCTGGTCGTTAACCAGGGGGAATTTGCATCGAACGCAGTCGGCGCTCAGGAGTTCCCGAGCTCGATTTGATTTGCCCATCCCTCTTCTCCCTAAGGAGTACTGAGATGAATCGTACTGTTAACCGCTTGTGCTTCCCAACTTGGCAGAAGTATGGAGATTTCCTTACCAATGCGTACGCTGCACTTCCTCAACCGGGTGATGTAATCCGCGTTGAGGGCGTATGGCTTAGCGTAGATGAGGAAGGGTACGTTCGGCTCGCTTCCCGCGAGCTTGCGCACCGACTAGAGCAGGAGTTTTCGAAATGAAAGCTTTAGCTCGAGTTACTCCATTTTCCGTTAGGCAGTACATTAGCCACGTGATATACGACCTTCGATGCAACGGAGTAGATATACCAGGCATTTTGCCTGATACCCCGTCGGAGATCCGGTCGTATATCAATAGTCTCGCCGCTATTGCAGAAGCAAGCATAGAGACTATCTCGATTCCACAGTATGCAGCGATCCAACAGTTGAAAGCTTGCGTAAGCAAGCTGGAGTCTTTTGGCGCTGTCTCAAACGAAGTGCGAAAGCAGCGTGCCCTAGATAAGTTCAAACTATCTGAGGCCACTTGCCGGCGCGTCAATCGTCGTGTTCGTTGGTACGAGCACAGGTTTGAGCGTTTGAGCCCGAGTCTTCAAACCGTATTGAAGGGCATGCAACATCGCATCGCGGTGTGGCTAGCCGAACCAATGGGGTTTGAAGAGTTCGAGAGCTGTAGTTTCGGTCCTGGCTTAACGTTCGGGATGACTAGTCAGGACCGCCACATTATCTATAAGATATGTGGTGGCCAGACTGTTACTCCCCGAGCGCGACAACTTGCCACTGAGGTTCTATTCAAGCTTTTCCCTAATTGGGGAAAACACCTAGTGAGTCGCAACGAAAGTTTGACTCATGTCCAGGGCAATCGCATCACGTTTGTACCGAAATCGGCCGATATATATCGGACGATCGCGGTGGAGCCTTCGCTTAACGTCTTTCTTCAAAACGGGATTGACCAAGCTCTACGACGCCGCATCCGTCCTTTTGGATTGATGCTTGACGATCAGGAGTTGTCAATCAAGTGTATGGAG